TACGTCAGTCCAATCACTGCTTTCAGTATAGCTTAAGTAACAAATGCGTGTAAACCCTTACCGGCTTGTAAGGTGTTACCCGACTAATTATATTGTAACAGGAGTGAAAACAAATGAAAACCCTCATAGATGTCCTTGCAGCACTTAGCGATTTCGTAAAGATCGCATCAGAGTGGGCAGAAAGTGCTTCCAAAGCGGAAGTGGAGACGTTTACACAGATTTATCCACAAAAAGAAGAAGCGGTCAAAAAAGCTGTGGAAAAGTCGGTCACACTGGAAGAAGTCCGCAGTGTTCTGGCAAATCTGTCCCGCAGCGGACAAAAGGAAACGGTGCTGAAACTGCTGCAAAAGTACGGCGGCAGTCGATTGTCTGAAGTTCCGCCAGAGCGGTACGCTGCACTGTTCGCAGATGCACAGGAGGCAGCCCATGCCGAATAAACACGCCATGCTCTCTGCTTCCTCCAGTGCCCGATGGCTGGCGTGTCCGCCCTCCGCACAGCTTTGTGCTGCCCTGCCGGATACTGTGACAGACTACGCCCGGGAAGGCACGTGTGCTCACGAGTTGGCAGAATATAAGGTGCAAAAGCTGCTCGGGAATCCGGCAGACAATCCCGTGGAGAACTTAGATTTCTACGACACGGAAATGGAAGACTGCACGGACAGCTATGCCCAGTACATCGCCGAACAGCTATCAACCCTGCAAGAACCAATGGTCTTAGTGGAACAGCGTTTGGATTTCAGCCGATACGTTCCAGACGGCTTTGGCACGGGCGACTGTGTGATTGTTGCAGAGAATGTTTTAACCGTCATTGACTTCAAGTATGGCAAGGGCGTGGCGGTGTCTGCTGACCACAACTCACAGATGATGCTGTATGCTCTCGGAGCGTTGGAACTGTTCGATGCCCTCTATGACATTGCAGAAATCCGGATGGTGATTTTTCAGCCAAGAATCCAGAACCTTAGCGAATGCATCATGCCATTGTCGGAGCTGCTGCACTGGGCGGAAACCGAACTGAAACCCAAAGCTGCACTTGCCGCCAGAGGCGAGGGCGAATTCTCTGCCGGAGAGCACTGCCGCTTCTGCAAAGTGAAAGCAACTTGCCGGAAACGGGCGGAGTACAATCTGCAATTGGCAAAGTATGATTTTGCGATGCCGGACAAGCTGACCGATACCGAAATCGAAGCAATTCTGGAAACTGCCGACCAACTGGTTACATGGGCTTCCGACATCAAGGAATACGCTTTGCAGCAGTCCTTACAGGGAAAAGCATGGAAGAATTGGAAGCTGGTTGAAGGCAGAGCCAGACGAACATATTGCAGTGAAACTGCAGCAGCGGAGGCGGTACAAGCTGCTGGGTTCGACCCATATGAACATAAGGTACTGGGCATTACTGCAATGACCAGAATGCTGGGCAAGAAAAAATTCGAAGAATTGTTGGGAGATTTGCTTGTGAAACCACAGGGAAAGCCAACACTTGTTCCGCTATCAGACAAACGACCTGTGTGGAATACTGCACAGGTAGATTTCAAAGAATAAAGGAGTTTTTATTATGGCAAAGTATATCAATCCTGCAAAAGTAGTAACCGGTGTATGCAGATTTAGCTACGCCAACCTCTGGGAAGCCAAGGCGATGGATGAGAACAGCAAGCCGAAGTACAGCGTTTCCCTCATCATTCCGAAGTCGGACACGAAAACCATCGAAAAGATTCGTGCCGCCATTCAGGCTGCCTACGAGGAGGGTCAGGGCAAGTTGAAGGGCAACAGCAAGTCTGTTCCGCCACTGACATCGATCAAGACTCCGCTTCGGGATGGAGATTTGGAGCGACCAGACGATGAAGCGTATGCCAACAGCTATTTCGTCAATGCCAATTCCATCACTGCCCCTGGCATCGTGGATGCAGCCTGCCAGCAGATTTTAGACCACAGCGAGATTTACAGCGGTGTCTATGGCAGAGCCAGCATCACCTTCTATGCGTTCAACACCAAAACATCTCGGGGCATTGCCTGCGGTTTGCAGAACGTCCAGAAGATTCGGGATGGTGAGCCGTTGGGCGGTCACAGCCGTGCAGAGGACGACTTCGCAACTGCAGAAGACGAGGATTTTCTGAACTAAGATAGCTGGGCGGACAGCTAGGCGTTATGCTTGGGTGGGTAATTGAGATAAACATGATTACAATTGATATCGAAACAAGATCCGATAAGGACATATCAAAATGCGGCGTTTATGCTTACACAGACACCCCATATTTTGATATTCTGCTGTTTGCATACTCCATAGACGGACAGCCTGTTCAGGTAGTGGATACGGCAAACGGTGAAGAAATTCCGGAAAATGTTCTCGCTGCTCTTGCAGATGAAAATGTAGTTAAAAGAGCATTTAACTGTAACTTTGAACGAGTATGTTTATCAAAATATCTTCGTGAAAATTATCCTCAATATTTTCAGAGTTACAGCATTGACGAAGATACTGTCGGAGATTTCTTAAATCCCGAAAGCTGGCATTGTTCTATGATTCATGCAAGAACGCTCGGACTGCCGTCATCACTTGCAGAAGTCGGAAAGGTTTTGGGCATTGAACAGCAGAAAATGACAGATGGCAAGGCTCTCGTCAAATTCTTTTGTGTGCCATACGACACAATTGACGGTGTACCGCAGTTCCATTCCCCCACTGATTATCCCGATAAATGGGAGATTTTTAAAGCATACAACAAGCGTGATGTAGAAGCTGAACTGGAAATCGACAGAAAACTGTTACGTTTCCCTGTGCCCGATTTTCTGTGGAAGGAATTTTATCTTGACCAGGAAATCAACGACAGAGGTATTCTCGTAGATATGCAGCTTGCAGATAAGGCAATTAGCCTTGATGCAGAGGCAAAAGAAGAACTGACAGCTGAAATGAAAAGGTTGACAGGCGTAGAAAATCCGAATTCTGTATATCAGTTGCTGGATTGGCTTGAAACACAGGGGTACAAGTCGGATTCACTTGGCAAAACACAGGTGCAGGAACTCATCAAAACTGCAAAAGAACCTGTGAAATCCGTGCTTCAGATGCGTTTGCAGTTGTCTAAATCTTCTGTGAAAAAATATACCGCTATGAAAAATACAGCTTGCAGCGATAATCGTGCAAGAGGGATGTTCAGCTTTTATGGGGCATCAAGAACGGGGCGTTGGGCTGGCAGAAATGTGCAATTGCAAAATCTTCCGCAGAATCACTTGCCGGATTTATCAGAAGCCCGTGAACTTGTAAAGTACGGTTCTTTTGAAGATATTCAGATGCTGTATGATGATGTTCCTGATACACTGTCACAGCTTATCCGTACCGCTTTTATCCCAAGACAGGGTATGAAGTTTATTGTTGCGGACTTCTCTGCCATTGAAGCAAGAGTGATCGCATGGCTTGCAGGTGAAGAATGGCGAATGAAGGCTTTTGCAAATGGTGAGGACATTTACTGTGCATCAGCATCAAAGATGTTCGGTGTGCCAGTTGTAAAGCATGGTGAAAACGGTCATTTAAGACAGAAAGGAAAGATATCCGAATTGGCTTGTGGTTTCGGCGGATCGGTTGGAGCCATGAAAGCGATGGGAGCAGATTCTCTTGGCTTATCCGATACGGAACTGAAACAGATCGTAACCGACTGGCGTGAGGCTTCACCGCATATTACAGAACTCTGGTGGGCGGTAGATAGAGCTGTAAAAAAGGCAGTCAAAGAAAAAACAGCAACGAAAACATACGGACTGCTATTTTCCTATGAGGCAGGGTTTCTGTTCATAAGGCTGCCAAGCGGAAGACGTCTTGCCTATGCTAAACCCTACATCGGTAAGAATAAATTCGGCGGTGAATCTGTTACATATATGGGCATTAATGCTCAGAAAAAATGGGACAGGCTTGAAAGCTATGGGCCGAAATTTGTAGAGAACTGCGTCCAAGGAATTGCAAGAGATCTGCTGATGTATTCCATGCAGACACTATCACAATACTTCATTGTCGGTCATATTCACGATGAAATGATCATCGAGTGCCCGAAAGATACAAAGCTGGATGAGATCTGTCAGCAGATGGCGAGAACACCAGACTGGGCAAAGGGACTGCTGCTTCGGGCAGACGGATATGAATGCAGCTTTTACAAGAAGGACTAAGGAGGATTCCATATGTTTTACATCAAAGAAAACTTGAATGACACCACCAGTATCTCTGTGGAGATCAACAACGAAAACGTATACTGCCACTGCCCGCAGTGCGGTGCAGAAGTACCGGTTGATTTGAGTATCTTCTGGACAGCAGAAAACTTTGACATTTTCAGCAGTGCCGTTTACTGTGATGCCTGCACAAAGAAGCGACTGAAAGGAGTATTGCATGAATCTGTATAACGCTGAGGGATACATCGATCTCACTGCTTATGAGGCACTGAGCCGTATTGAACGAGAGGAACGCAAGGCGAAAAAGGCTGCCGCTTATCGACCGCTGGTATACATTTGTTCTCCCTATTCCTACGGCTGCATCAATGACAATATCGAAAACGCCAGACGATACAGCCGCTTTGCAGTAGATACCCACTATGTCCCTATTGCTCCCCACTTGCTGTTTCCGCAGTTCATGGATGACAGCTTGGGCGAAGATCGTCAGACAGCGATGTTCATGAATTTGGTACTGCTGTCAAAGTGTGCCCAGCTGTGGGTGTTTGGTTCTGTGCGGTCGGAGGGGATGCAGCAGGAGATCAAATGGGCGAAGCGGCGACATATGACCATTCGGTATTTTACAGAAGAACTGGAGGAAATAGAATGAAATTTACGCTCTATACAGCAAACTGTACCGGCAATGAAAAGAATATCCTTTATCCCAACCAAAAGGTCATTACTTCAGAAGCGGATTTGAAAAAAGCCGTTTTCTACGATCATGTCTGTGCTCAGTATGAGAATTTTGCCCGCAGTGATGCCAATTTCCTGTTGTCTGATGTAGTACCCATGGATTGTGACAACGACCATTCAGATGACCCGAAAGACTGGATCACGCCTGAAATGCTGATGAACAGCTTAGGAGATGTTGCATTTGCAGTGACCTACAGCCGTCATCATCTGTTGACAAAAGGCAGCAAATCTGCCCGTCCACGTTTCCATGTTTTCTTTCCTACTTCACCCTGCAAAAACGCCACGATGCACAAGGCAGTTAAAAATCAGATTCATAAGGAACTGCCGTTCTTTGACGGAAATGCACTGGATGCCTCACGTTTTTTGTTTGGTTGTCCGAGCGATGTTGTATGGCACGAAGGAAGTTTATCCATTGAGGACTGGCTCACGCTGATGAAATCGAACCGTAATATTCCGCAGGGGCAGCGTAACAGCACAATGTCTCGCATGGCTGGAAAGCTTGTAAAGCGTTTTGGCGTGACTGAGGAAAGTTATCAGAAGTTCCTGGAAAAAGCCGCAGAGTGCGAACCGCCGCTGCCAGATGAAGAGTTGGAAACCATCTGGCACAGTGCCTGCAAATTCGGCAAAAAAGTAACCTCGCAGGAAGGATATATTTCTCCTGAAGCATACGGCAAGCAATTCCTGATTCCCGATGATTTTTCGGATGTTGGAGAGGCTCGCACATTTGTAGAAGGCTTCTCAGATGAGGTGGCATTTACCATTGCAACTGATTATTTAAGATACAACGGAACCTATTGGGAGGAGTCAGAACACGCCGTCACTCTTGCCATGATTGAACATACAGATGTACAGCTGGCAGAGGCGGAAAAGCAGGTGGAAGCGGCACTTATGAAACTGGAAAGCCTTGGCGTTGCAAGAAATGCAGCAATCAACGGCGGCAAAAAGTTTCGGGATAGTCTGGATGAAGAACAGACCGCCGCATACAAGGAGTATCAGTACTATGCCGCTTTCAAGGCGTTTGTCATGAAATATCGCCATGTTCGCAGTATGACCAATGCACTGGATGCTGCAAAGCCGCTGGTTCTCCACAATCCAGAAGCCCTTGACAGCAATCCAATGCTCTTAAATACCCCCGGAGGCACTTACTATCTGCCCGAAGGATTGAATGGCTGGAAGCCCACAGATCCTGCCGACCTCTTAACGAAAGTGACAGCGGTTGTTCCAAGTGATGCCGGCAAGGATTTGTGGGAGGATGCCTTACAGCTATTCTTCTGCGGCGACCAGAGCCTGATTGACTATGTGCAGATGATTTGCGGTCTTTGCATTGTTGGCAAGGTGTATATGGAGGCCATGATTATTGCTTATGGTGACGGACGAAACGGAAAATCAACTTTTTGGAATGTCATCTACAAGGTTCTCGGTAGTTACAGCGGAAACATTTCAGCAGATGCCCTGACTGTCAATTGCAAGAGAAACGTGAAGCCGGAGATGGCGGAACTGAAAGGAAAACGGATGATTATTGCGGCAGAATTGCAGGAAGGGATGCGGCTGAATACCAGTGTCGTCAAGCAGCTGTGCTCGACCGACCCGATTTTTGCCGAAAAGAAATTCAAAGCACCATTCCACTTTGAACCTTCACATACTTTGGTGCTGTATACCAATCATCTTCCGAAGGTTGGTGCATCGGATGATGGCACATGGCGGAGATTGATTGTCATTCCATTTCACGCAAAAATTCAGGGTTCTAAGGACATCAAAAACTATACGCAGCATCTTGTGGATAACGCAGGCGGTGCAGTGCTTTCCTGGCTGATTGAGGGTGCAAGAAAGGTCATTGCGGCAAATTACCAGATCAACAGACCGCAGTGTGTTTTAGATGCAATCGGAGCCTATCGGGAAGGCAATGACTGGCTTGGCAATTTCATCAATGAGTGTTGTGAAGTGGATAAAAGCTATCAGGAAAAGTCCGGAGAACTATATCGGCACTATCGTGAATACTGTCTTGAAAATGGTGAGTTTGTTCGCAGCACATCAGATTTCTATTCTGCTTTGGAACAAGCTGGGTATAAACGTAAGAGAACAACACAGTGTAATGTGATTGTGGGACTGTGCATCAAATTCGATTTCCTTGACTAAAAGTATGTTTTTGACTTCCACTCTATAAAATCGACCTCCACTTTTATGGTCAAAAAACACCGAAATATAGGGAAAGTGGAAGTCATAGGAACTCATATACAGACTTTACGCAGGCGAGAAAAAAGTGAAAATTTTCTCTATATATAAGGTTTGTATTTGACTTCCTATGACCTCCATTTTCTCGAAAAACAGGGAGAATCCATGCGAGAAAAAATCATTGAAGAAAAACTGACAAAAACGGTTAAACAGAACGGCGGTGTGTGCTGGAAATTCACGTCTCCCGGAACGGCAGGCGTTCCAGACCGCATCGTATTGATGCCCGGCGGCAGAATTGCTTTTGTGGAAGTGAAAGCACCCGGAGAGAAACCCAGACCGCTTCAACTTTCCCGGCATAAACTTCTGAGGCGATTGGGTTTTCTGGTTTACGTCTTGGATGCTTGTGAGGGCATCGAAAAAATCATCTCGGAGGTGAAAAGCGATGGAACTACATGATTATCAGAAATATGCTGTTCGATTTATCGAAGAACATCCAATCGCAGCACTCTTTCTGGATATGGGACTTGGTAAGACGATTACAACACTGACCGCAATCCACAATTTGATGTTTGATTTGTTTGCAGTCAGAAAAGTTTTGATTATTGCACCACTGCGAGTTGCTCGTGATACATGGTCTGCTGAAATTGAAAAATGGGAGCACTTGAAACCTCTGCGATACAGCGTAGCGGTCGGCACAGAGGAAGAACGCCTTGCCGCCTTGAACGCTCCTGCAGACCTCTACATCATCAACCGGGAAAATGTGGACTGGCTCGTCAACAACACGAAGTTTGATTACGACATGGTGGTGATTGACGAACTGTCGAGCTTCAAGAGCCACCAGAGCAAACGCTTCAAAGCCCTGATGAAAGTTCGACCGAATGTGAAACGCATCGTGGGGCTGACCGGAACGCCTGCCAGCAACGGCTTGATGGATTTGTTTGCGGAATTTCGTCTGCTAGATATGGGGCAGCGGCTCGGCAGATTCATTGGGCAGTATCGGAACGAATACTTCAAGCCCGACAAGCAAAACGGCTATCTCGTGTATTCCTACAAGCCCTTGCCCGATGCAGAGCAGCAGATTTATGAGAAAATATCGGACATCACGGTTTCGATGAAAGCCATCGACCACCTGCACATGCCCGAACTGCTTTCCAACGAATATCCCGTGCAGCTGTCCGACACGGAGCAAGAAACCTACAAACGGTTCAAGTCTGAATTGATTCTGGAGATGCAGGACACTGAGATTACCGCCGCCAACGCTGCAAGTCTATCCAACAAACTTTCCCAGCTGGCGAATGGAGCAGTGTATGACGACACCGGAGCGGTGATTCCCATTCACAACCGAAAGCTGGACGCACTGGAAGACTTGATAGAGGCAGCCAACGGCAAGCCCGTTCTGGTGGCATATTGGTTCAAGCATGATTTGGAGCGGATTCAAGAGCGACTGCGAAAGCTGAAGGTTTCCTATCAGGAAATCCAGTCTTCCGACAGTATCCGGAACTGGAATGCCGGAAAGCTGCAAGTTGGTCTGCTGCACCCAGCCGCTGCCGGGCACGGCTTGAACTTGCAGGCAGGCGGTTCTCACCTGATTTGGTTCGGACTGACCTGGAGTCTGGAACTCTACCAGCAGACCAACGCCAGACTGTGGCGGCAGGGGCAGCAGTCCGAAACGGTCGTCATTCAACATCTCATCACGAAAGGAACGATTGACGAACGCATCCTGAAAGCCCTGACCCAGAAAGAACAAACCCAGACCGCTTTGATGACTGCTGTGCGTGCTGAAATTGTGAGGGAGGAAAATGCATGAATCCAAAAGCATACATGGAAGAGGCAGAACGCCTCCGACACCGAATCTTTCGGAAAGAGCATGAGATCAATTGCATACGACAATCTGCTGAGGGCATGGGTGGAAAAGGTGGAGATTCCCCTAAAACAGTTTCTCCAGAACCACACAAGATGGAAATTGCTGTAGAAAAAATTTTGTCATTGGAAGAAGAAATCGAAGAAACCAAAATGGAACTTCAACATTTGATGCATGAAATGCGGAAACAGATTCAGAAGGTCACAGATGCAGATGCCCGTGATCTTCTTACAAAACGGTATCTGGAGTTTAAGCCATGGAAAGTGGTGGCAAGTGAATTAGACTATAGCGTACAGCATATTTACTATCTCCACAATAAAGCACTCGAAAAGTTAAGAGTTCATCAGAGTTCATAAGACTTGATAAGAGCTTTATGGTATGCTATACTGTACCATAGCAAAGAATAAAATGAGAGCCGCCATGGAATCATCCGAGGCGGCTTTTTGTATCCGGAGGTGAACCTTATGCCGAGGAAGGCACTGAAACCATGCAAGCATCCCGGCTGTCCCAACTTGACAAACGGTTTGTATTGTGCGGAGCATCAGCTCTTGCACCCAGACCGACCGTCTGCCGCCAAGCGTGGCTACGGAAGCAGGTGGCAGAGGCTCAGCAAAGCGTACCTCCGCCGGCATCCCTTGTGTGTGTGGTGCAAAGCACAGGGACGATTCACGGCAGCGGCCGTGGTCGATCATATCATTCCTCACCGTGGTGATCCACATCTGATGTGGGACGAAAGCAACTGGCAGGCGTTATGCAAGCCCTGCCACGACCGCAAGACATGGACGGAAGACCGAAATCCCGTCTATCGGTATTGATTGTGTCTGAAATGCTTCCGGTGGGGGGGATAAAAATCGCTAATTGTGAATTTTTTACAGACCGGCGTTCCCTCTCACGCACAAAAACCAAGGTTCAAACGGGGGATTAACCCCGAAAATATGCAAGCAAGCCGAAACCTACGCAGTTTCGGCTGTTTTTCTCTCAAAGGCAGGTGAAATCAGATGGCAAAGGACGGTACAAGAAGAGGCGGCAGACGAGTTCGTGCAGGTGATAAGCCGAAGGCTCTCTCTGACAAGATCGCAGAGGGCAAGGAAGCAGATATTATGGAATTTCATGCTCCGGAATTGGACGCAGCTGATCTGGACGATGCCGCTGATTTGACCGGTGCGGATATGCCAAGCCCCAGTGCATACTTGTCTGCCCAGCAGAAGAACGGAAAACCGCTGGGAGCGGACATTGTATACAAAGAAACGTGGCTCTGGCTGAAACAGCGTGGCTGTGAAAAGCACGTCAACAAACGGCTGCTGGAAAGCTACTCGCAGGCATTTGCTCGATTTGTACAGTGTGAAGAAGCCCTTAGTACCTATGGACTGCTGGGAAAACACCCGACCACCGGCGGCGTTATTGCCTCTCCGTTTGTGCAGATGAGCCAGACATTTCAGAAACAGGCAAATTTGCTCTGGTATGAGATTTTCGATATTGTGAAACAGAACTGCACGACCAAATTTGACGGTACGCCACAGGATGATTTGATGGAACAGCTTCTGAGCAGCAGAAAGTGAGGCAGTATGAAAGAAGATACTCAATTCTGGCGAGATCTGAAAGCCAATCGCCAAAAGATGACCAAACAGCAATACCGCACGCTCAAGGGGTGCGGGTTGCCAGTGGCAACCTCTCGCAAAGCGAGAAGCACCGACCGAGGCGACAGCCGAGACCTGGCGGTCAGTGGAAAAGTACTGGATGCCAGAAAAGGCTTACAGAAAGTTTTGAAGCGGAGGAATGGAGCATGACCACAACTACAGAATTTCAGCTTGTTGACATCAACAAGTTAGTACCCTATGCGAATAATGCCAGAACGCACAACAAGGAACAGATCCTGAAGCTTCGTTCCTCTCTGCGTGAGTTTGGCTTTGTGAATCCGGTCATTATCGACCGGGAATACAATGTGCTGGCTGGACATGGACGCATTATGGCGGCAAAGGAAGAAGGCATTGCAGAAGTGCCATGTGTGTATGCCGACCATCTGACGGAAGCACAGAAGAAAGCGTATATTCTTGCTGACAACCGGATGGCATTGGATGCCGGCTGGGACGAAGAACTGCTGTCCGTTGAAATGCAGGAGTTGCAGGAACTCGGATTCGACCTTTCCATGACCGGATTTGATGAAAAGGAACTTGCGAACTTATTTGCATCAGATGAAGATGTAAAAGATGATGATTTTGATGTAGATAAGGCGGCAGAGTTTGAACCATTTGTTGAAAATGGTGACATCTGGCTTCTCGGCAGACACAGACTTCGCTGCGGAGATTCCACCAAACCTGATGAAGTTGCCTTGCTGATGGACGGTCAGAAAGCAAATGCCTGTATTACAGATCCTCCGTATAATTGTGCATATTCCGGCGGTACAGGTATGACAATTATGAATGACAAATGGTCTGACAGTGAGAAGTTCTATCAGTTCCTCTTGGACGCGTTCAAAAACGCATATACATCTCTCGCAGACGGCGGAGCATTTTACTGTTTCCATTCAGATGCAGAAAAATGTAATTTTTATAAAGCAACAGTTAATGCGGGATTCCACTATTCTACAACTTGTATCTGGGTAAAAGATACGCTTGTTATCGGCAGAATGGATTTCCAAATGCGGCACGAACCAGTAATTTATGCTTTCAAGGATACTGCAAAGCACAAATTCTACGGTGACCGCAAGCAGACTACTGTATGGGAATTTGACAGGCCGAAAAAGTCAAAGCTACATCCTACAATGAAAACTCTTCCATTGATTGCATATCCGATTCGTATGTCATCACAGGAAAACGGAATCATTCTTGATCTTTTCGGCGGCAGCGGTTCTACACTCATTGCATCAGAACAGACCAACAGAATCTGTTACACACAAGAACTTGATCCCAAATATGCATCAGCGATCATCAGAAGATACATTGCTGCTGTTGGTTCAGCTGATGGCGTGTATGTTCTGCGCAACGGAGTAAAGTACCCGTGTTCAGAAGTACATGAGTTTTCAGCAGACGAACTGAATATTCAAGACAGCAATGTGAATGACGCTCAGAGAGGACGTGAGTGATATCGGCAATGTGAATTACACATTTTCTGATGATGGTATAATTGGCTATGGTCATCTTTCCGATGGGACGATATTCATGTTTGATGCTGATTTATTCAGTAGAATAAAAGATATCAAATGGTATGTCTCTTATAAAAGCAGAAAAGGTAGGCAAATATATATCGTTGACTGCCATGGTCGACCGCTGCATCAAGTGCTTTTTAGTACAAGAAAAGGAATGGAGCTGGATCATATCAATCTTGATACATTGGATAATCGAAGATGTAATGTCCGTTTCTGTACACATCAGCAAAATCAAATAAATCAACCGCTTCAAAAAAATAACACATCGGGTGTAAGCGGAGTAAGTTATTATCCACCCAGAAAGAAATATCGTGCAAGAATCAAAATCAGTCAGCTGGATATTCATCTTGGATACTACGATACATTTCAAGAGGCAGTTCAGGCAAGAAATGTTGGTATGGAGTGTATGTTTGGCGAATATGGAAGATATAACAACGTTCCTGCCGCACCAATATGGATACGAAGTAAAGTTATAGAGAAATGTAAACGCTTTGCAGAATTATCAGTATGCAGGGCGTTTCTTTTATCATGCGATAAAGCAGGAAATAATCTGGAGGTGACTAATGAATAGATCGCTCACTCTTGGCAGCCTCTTTGACGGTAGCGGCGGTTTTCCGCTTGCCGGACTGCTGGCAGGCATTGTGCCTATCTGGTCTTCTGAAATTGAACCGTTTGCCATTCGTGTGACAGAAAAACGACTGCCGCAGGTGCAACACTTCGGCAATATCAGCGGACTGCATGGTGCAAAGCTGCCGCCTGTGGACATCATCACCTTTGGCAGTCCATGCCAGGATATGAGCATCGCCGAAAAACGAACCGGTCTGAACGGCAGCCGTTCTTCTCTGTTTCACGAAGCAATCCGTATCATCCGAGAAATGAGGTGTGCAAGCAATGGCAAATATCCAAGATACATCGTCTGGGAAAACGTCCCCGGAGCATTTTCCTCCAACGGCGGAGAAGATTTCCGCTGTGTCCTCGAAGCCATCTGTTCGGTCAAAGACAGCAGCATTTCAATTCCTCGACCTGCGGGAAAATGGACAAAAGCCGGAGAGATTCTGGCAGAATCCTATTCCCTCGCATGGCGAGTTCTTGATGCACAATACTGGTGTACACGAACCGTGCCGTCCCCCTTTATCAGCTAAAGCTGACATTTCCCCCACCCCGTGGGGGAATCTTCCCCAGCGAAGAAAACGGATCTTTCTTGTCGCAGATTTTGACGGTGCAAGTGCCGGAAAAATACTATTTGAGTCCGAAGGTGACTCCCCACAGTGTGGGGAGATGTCACGAAGTGACAGAGGGGACGGCACGGTTCGTGTGTCAGGGTATTCTGCGGAGAGCCTCCGTGCGTGGCAAAGAACTGCCGGAAGTGCTGCGGACAGCTTTGGAACGGCAGGCTTGTGCTTGTGTGACCAGGGCGGAGAACGCATA